AAATACTTTAGACCAGCTATATATAAGAAAACAATATTAGATAAAATATTCTCAGATGCTGGTTATTCTTATACATCTACATTTTTTAATTCAACATTTTACAAAAGTCAAATAATTCCAACAAGTGGCGATAAGTTTGAAAAAACAGCACAGCAATTAATAGACAATCAATTCTATGTAGGTAGGTCAAGTAATTTTACAGTAGGCCCTTACAATGCAGCTTATGTAGGAGCATCAAGTTTATGGAATCAATTCACACCAACAACAAACACTATTTTATTTAATGCTACATCTTCGCCTTATAATAACGCTGCGGGTAAATACAATTCTGCTAATGGTAAGTTCACAAATACTTATGCTGCTTTTAAATATGTAAATTATAATATAGAAGCGGTTATAAATTTAGATTTAGATATATTATATACAGGTTCGGGTTCACCAACTTATGTGTCTTTTTTAGGTAATAATAGAAAAATATTTTATACTATAAAAGTTAATAACGTTGTTGTTGCTTATGAAGAATTTGTATTTAATCCATTTGTTGCTTTTGACCCTAATGCTTTTTATCCTTTAAGTATCGGAAATATAGAACGTAAAATATCTTTACCAGCATTTGCTTTATATGGGGGATTAGATGTTAAAGTTGATATTGGTTGGAATTTAGAATTTGCTTTTTTTGATGTTGCACCTTTATATAATCCTATTGCAGCAAGTTCAGCTCAAGTAAGGGCAAAGGTTAAAAGTGCAAAAACATTCTTTTCGGGTAATTATGTAAATACAAATATTGATGAAGATGACTTAGTTGATTTAAACAAAGTATTACCGATTAATATTAAACAAATAGACTGGTTGATGTCGGAGTTTAAATTGCATAATCTTTACATGGTCCAGGACAAAACAAATGAATATAATTATTTTATTGAAGATAGGGAAAACTTTTATAGTGGCTCAATAGACTGGTCCGATAAAAGAGATTATTCAATGAAGCGTGAAGTTTTGCCTATTGGCGAATTAGATTTTTTACGATATGAATTAGAATATAAAGAAGATGCTGATCATTTTAACGACAAGTATCAAAAGGATTATAAAGAAACTTTCGGTAAACATATTGAGTATGTCGATAATGATTTTATTAATCAAACAAAAGATGTAAGTGTAATTTATTCGGGAACTCCTTTAAAAGGTAACTATGTAAATGGCTTAGTCATACCAACTATTTATAAAGTAGAAGCTGGTGTCATTAGTCCAATACAATCAAATATAAGATCTCTTTATTATGGCGGTTTAATTGCTATGAATTATGGTAGTTGGAAATTATGGTACACAAACGGGAATACCTCAACAACTTATACTACCTATCCATTTGCTGGGGATTGTGATAATCCTTATAATCCTACTTTAACATTAAATTGGGACACGCCACACGAAGTTTATTATACTTATCCTCAAGCGACTTATACTAATAACAATTTGTATAATAGGTTTTATTCTCGAATGATAAATCAGTTAACTGATAAAAGTTCAAAGATTGAACGAAGGTATTATAATTTAAGTGCTTACGATATTAAGAACTTTGATTTTAGAAATGTAATTTTTGATGACGGGTATTATATAGTAAATGCCATTAAGGATTACAACTTTATGAAGCCACAAAGCACAATGGTCGAATTATTAAAGTTAACTGATTATGCTGTATTCGTTCCTGATAATGATATTCAAGTTCCTGGTGCAAATAGAATAGGTAATATTAGTCAATTACAAAATTTAAGTTCTGCAAATGGTAGTAATATAAACTTTGGTTACAATAGTAATATAGTAGGGGGTGATAATAACTTTGTGGCTTCAGGAGCAAATAGCGTTACTTTAACGAACTCAAATAATGTAGTTATAGAATCTTCAGTAAGTAATTTTACAGGCGTTAATTTAACAGCCAATAGCACAATAACAAGTGGAGGTATTAACTTATCGGATGCCATTACAATAGATAATTCAAGTGGTTCTTATTTAGCAAAAATAAATACAAGTCAAGTAGTAAAGAAGTCAATAACCATAACAGCCGATTATACCATTGATGGAAGTTGTACTTTCTTTTATGTAAACGCAACTGATGGCAATGTAAAGATAACTATCGACCCGACTTTATTTATTGATTACGAGTTTACATTTTTTAGAACTGATTCAACTGCTAACTCAGTAAAACTATACGGGGTGGCATCGGAAACACTAAACGGGTTAAGTTTACCACAAACAATAATAACAGGACAATATTCAACAATAACAATTAAATCAAACGCAACTAACATCTTTATAATATAATTATGGCAAAAGAAGAAATAGCATTTAATACAACTGTAACAGGAGTAGAAAAAACAATCAGTTCTTTTAAAGATTTAAAAACAGCAATTAAGGCAGCCAAGGATGAGCACATAGCAATGACTTCTAAGTTTGGCGAAGGTTCTATTGAAGCAACAAAAGCTGGTCAAAAATTAGCTGGGTTACAAGATAAAGTTGAGGACTTAAACGATTCGACTAAAAGTTTAAAAGGTAGTGGAGTTGAGAAACTAACATCTTCATTTAGATTATTATCTGAAGGTATTGGTACTTTTGATTTTGATAAAATTAAAACAGGATTTAAAGGTGTTGGTGCGGCAATGGGTGCTATTCCAATATTTTTATTAATTGAAGGTATAAAGTTATTATACGATAATTTTGATAAGATTGCTGCTATGTTTGACAAAACAAGTTTAGCGGAAAAAGCATTAGCAGAAGCAACCAAAGAAGTATCGGGTGAATTAGCAAAAGTTTTAGAGGGTGTTCAAAATGTAGAAGGGGCATTTGATTCATTTAATAAAGGCACATTATCAAAAGATGAAACATTAAAAATTTATAACGAAACATTAGGAGAAAGTTTAGGATATACAAATGATTTAGCTGTAGCAGAAAGTAATTTTGTAGCAAATAAGGATTTGTATATTGAAGCAATGCAAGCTAAGGCAACTGCAAATGTTTTGTTTGCAAAGTCAGCAGAAGCACAGGCGAAGGTATTAACAGGTGAAGCAGCAGCAGCAGATGTAGTTCCTTGGTATGAAAAAACATACGCATACGTAAGTAGCATTGGTCTTAATTTACAGGCGGATATGAATGAATATTCTAAAAAAGTTGTTGAATATGGTAATATACATTCAAAAGAAACACAACAATTTGCTGATGAAACTAAAAAGTTAGGTCAAACTGAATTAGAAAAATCAAATGCATTATTTGATAATTTAAAAACAAATAACAAAGAAGCTGGAACTCTTACAAAGGAAGAATTTGATAAAGCTGAAGCGTTAAGAAAAAAAGGAATTGAAGATGCTAAAGCAGCCGCACAAAAAAGACTAGAAGATGAAAAAAAGTTATTAGCGGATATAGAAAAAGCAAAAGAGGAATCATATATAAAAACTTTAAAAAGTGAACAAACACAATCTATTGCAAAAGCACAATTTGATAATGATAAATTAATAGAAGATATAAATAAAAGCAAAGCAAGTCAAGCAACAAAAAATAAAGCATTAGCTCAAGCTGAAATAACTTTACAAGATAATATATTACAAATACAAAAAGATTATAAAGTTAAACAAGAAGCAATAGAAAAAGCAGAAAAAGAAAAAAAAGAAGCACAAGATAAAATTGATGAAGCTAAATTTTTAGCTAGTCAACAATCCAAAGCATCTAAATTATTATCTACTTTAGAAAGTGCTTATCAATTAGAATTAGAACAAATAGAAAATAATGATTTACTTAAACTACAAAAAGAACAAAAACATATAGATGAAGTATATCTAATAAATGTTGCAAGTGCTAATTTAATAAAAGCAAGTACTACAGACTTAGATAATAAATATGCAAAGGATAAAATAGCTTTAGAAAAAAAGATTGCAGCCGAAACTAAAAAAATAAAACAAGATGAAATAAAACAAGGTTTTGAGAATGTTAAAAATGGTTTAAATGCAGCTCAAGGTTTATCAGATATATATTTTACTATCAAATCAGCAAAGGTTAAAGGTGATGCCGCAAAAGAGGAAGCTCTAGCTCGTAAACAATTTAACATCCAAAAAGCATTTAACTTAGCAAAGGTTGGAATGGATGGATATATGGCAATATCTAATATTATAGCAACAACTCCAAAAGCTGACTTTGGTATTTCAACTGGTATCTTATTAGCAGCTTCAGCAATTTCAACAGCAGCTAACTTAGCAAAGATAGGGGCGGCACAATTTGAGGGTGGAGCTAGTGCTCCAGCTACAAGTCCTGAATCAGCTGCAAGTATTCCATCAACAACAAGTCAAGCTCCTGCAATATATGGACCAGGTCAAGGGCAATCAACTACATTTAGTGGAAATCAAAATAATAACTTCGGGCCTGTTAAAGCATACGTTGTAGAAACTGAAAACCGAAGCACAACAAATAGAGTAAACAAATTAGTATCGGAATCAACATACGGATAAACAAAAGTAAAATTTTAAACGTTATTACATTATGGAATTACCAATTAAGAAAGCAATAATAGATGTCGAAGATTCCGAAATGGGATTAAAGACAGTTAGTTTAGTAAGTGATCCAGCCATTCAAATAAATTGGATTAAGTTCAACAAACAATCGGAAATCAAGTTAGCAATTCAAAACGAAGATAAGAGAATTATATTCACTCCCGTACTTATACCGAATCAATTAATATATCGGAATATAGCGGGTGAGGAATTTAACTTGATGTTCGATAAAGAAACGATTGAATTAGTAGAACAAAAATGGGTTAAAGATAATTTATCAAGTGCTGTAGATATTGAGCATTCAAGTAAATTAATAGAAGGGGTTACATTCTTTGAATCAGTATTATTAAATAATGAAAGATTTGCAACAGCTAAAGGCTTCGAAGGACTGCCAGAAGGAACTTGGTTTCTTACGGGCAAGGTTGAAAGTGATGATGTATGGACAAAAATCAAGTCGGGTGAAGTTAACGGTGTTTCGATTGATGGCTTATTTAAAACAGCTGAAGTCAATAAAGTAACTATGTCAGATGAACAAGTAATAAAAATAATAAACAATTTAAAAACTTTAAACGTTATATAAGCATGGAAACAAATGTTATCTCAAAAATTAAAGACTTTATCATAACTAAACTTAGTGTTGATGAACGTGTGGCCTTAGAAGGTCTTAATCCAGTTGCTGAAAAACCTACAATGCCAACTGAAGAAAAAAAACCAAGTACCGAGCAAACACCTGAAGTTAAAATGAAAGAAGCTAAAACAGTTGATGGTTTAGTATTTGCTTATGATGGCGAATTAGTTATCGGAACTGCAATAATGGATATTACAAGTGGCACAGCTAGTCCAGTAATGGATGGCGAATACACAATGGAAGATGGCAATGTAGTTAAAATTTTAAGCGGAGTAGTTGCTGAAATTGAAAGCAAAAAAGTAGAAGAAGTTGAAGCTCCTGAAGTAGTTGAATCGGAATTAAAATATCCTAAAGAAATGGATACTAAAATGAGTGCGATGCAAGTATCTTTAGAAAGTCAAATATCTAGTTTGAAAAAACAAGTTGTTTTACTTAACAAAGTAGTAAACGAAATCTTAAACACACCAATACAAAATGAAACTAAGGTTACAAAAAATTGGGATGAATTAAGTTCTTTAGAAAAATTTAGACTAACAAAATAATTAATTAATAATTTAAAACAAAATATAAAATGGCAATTTCAGCAACAATAGTAGACATCAGAGGTAAGGCAGTCGAGCCGATTATCGAAGAGATTTTATTTGCAAATGATACTGTAAATAAGAATTTAGTAACTTTAGCAACCGACATCAAGAGCGACACGGTGTTTACCGAAAATGATAATAGCGTTACAGCTCAAGCATTTGCAAGTGGTGCTCCAACTTCATCAGGAACTTTTGGATTAGTTGATACTTTGATTACTCCAACTAAAATAATGTACTACCAAGAATTTGATCCTAATGCTTTACGTTCTTCACGTTTCAATAGAACAATGAAGCCAGGTGCATGGGAGATTGAATCAAGTGAATTTGGTTCAGTAGTATTGAAGTCTTATGGTAATTTAATTGCTGAAGATTTACAAAGTAAATTTTGGAACGGTGCAACAAGTGCTACACGTACTGCAGTTGCAGCTTTAACTCCAGGTACTGCTCAGAATCAAGTTAGTTCAGTTGAACAAGCATTAGTTGCTTCAGGTTCAGCTTCATTACTTGATGGTGTTGCAACTAGAATGATTTATAATGGTGGTGCTTTAGGAACTCGTATTAAAGTTTTAGGAACTACAATCGATGCAACTAACATTCAAACTGAATACGCTAAGGTTTACGCAGCTATTCCAGCAAGAGTTATTAATGGTGCAGTTAAGCCATTTATTTATGCTCCTTATTCTCACAAACAATTTATAAACATTTATAACGTATCTGCTACTTACCGTGATTTATTCGCTGTAACTAATTTAGGTCAACCAACTGAAGCTTATTTCTACAATGGAATTCAAATTCAATTTGTGCCTTTAGCTGAGAAAGTTGTTATCGCAGCACGTCCGGATTATATTTACTGGTGTACTGATTTAGTTAGTGATATCAATAAGTTTGAAGTTAACAAAATTGCTTTCAATCGTGAAGATATGTTTGTAAAAAACATCATGACAATCTTCGCACACGTTGTGAATCAAGCAATGAATGTTCTTTACGTAGGATAAAAATTAATGGAGGGGCAACCCTCCTTATTATAAACAAATTAAAATTATAAAAATATGCCATGTGTATTAACAAGCGGTTATACCTTTCTAGGTTGTAAAGGTGGAGCTGGTGGAATAAAAAATGTTTATCTAACTGAATTTGAAAACAACTCAGGAACTGGTTCTGCATTTACAGCAACTGCTGGAGTGGTTACAGCTTATACTTTAGCAACAGGCAAGAAGTACCGAGTGTATTCTTTGGATAAAGAGATGGGAATGTTTACAAGTCCTGGCACTTATACTCCAGCTTCAGGAACTATTTCTTACGAACCACAAATTGATTTTACTATTAAAAAATTAACTTCTACAGTTATTCAAGAAATTCAATTAGTTGCTCAAAACGTTTTAACCATGATGGTTCAAGATGTTAACGGTGACTATTGGTTATTTGGTAAGGATCAAGGAATGGATTTATTAACTTGGAGTACTGAAAGCGGTATGGCAATTACTGATTTAGCTGGTCATAAACTTTCTTTTAAAGGTAAGGAGATAGCTCCAATTTACAAAGTAACAAGTACTTTGATAGCTAACTTAATAGCTTAATCAATAACTTTTTAAAGTTAAGCTCAGGCCCGTAAGCTTGGGCTTTTTTTTTAAATAACAAATTGATATATTTGTACGTTATATAAGTATGATAACAATTAATAAGAATAATAGTAATACAGTTATCTTAACATTACAGGAGAAATGTTTATTAGCAAATCCTTATTTTTTATTTCAGTTTAAAAACGTTCAAACAAATACATCACAATATTTTTTACCAGCGGACATAAGCACACAAAAGGAACGATATAATGAATTTATAATAGTTGAAACAGCAACACCAACAACTGCTCAGATTTCATTAACAATAGGCGATTACGAATATACGATATACGAACAAGTAGGCAATAGTAATACTAATCCAACGGGATTAAATGTAGTGGAGGTGGGTTATGCAACTTGTTTTGATTTAACAAAAATTACATTTAAAGAATATCAAGGTGGAGCAATAACTAACAAGGTTTACAATGGCTAGAAAATTAGAAGTATATAATGACATAATTACTATTAAGATGGATGTTAACCAACTTCCTACTTATAAAATAGATACAGCTGGTGAGTTTGTTAAATGGGGTAAAGACAATAACTTTCCAAAAGAATTATTAAATTCTTATAACAATCATCCTGAACACGCTGCTATTTTAAAAGGCAAAGCACGTTATCTTAGCGGATTAAAAATAGTACCTAGTCAAGATTTACCACAAGTTCAACAATTTTTAGCGAAGGCAAATAGATTTGATTCATGGTATGAATTAAGAAAAAAATGTGATTCCGATAAAGCAATTTATGGAGGGTTCGCATGTCAAGTAACAACTAATTTAATAGGGCAACCGATTGAGTTTTACCATTTAGATTTGGGTAAGATAAGACTAAGTGCTGATAATTGCGGAGTTTGGTATTCAGAAGATTGGACTGCTAAAAGTTACCATTTAAAAAAGACTTACTTTCCATTTTACAAGGATGGGTTTATAGGTGCCTCAATTTACTATTCTAAGGACTTTACACCGTCTTTAAATGAATTAGATGGCTTATACCCTTCACCCGATTATTCAAGCGTTCTATTAGACATTAATACCGATATTGAGATTAGTAACTTTTTTCATAGTTTAGTAAAGAATGGATTTAGTGCTGGTCATATTATAACT